TGTGCAATGCCGCGTTCAGGTATATCGATGCCGTTGGCGTGGCGTGGCTAAAGGAAAACTAAAAACAGTACTTCCCTTCACTTCCCGCTTTATGCTAAAGTTCGCTACGGTGGATTAGGTAAACGAAAGGGACACGGGCTTCGGCTCGCGTCCCTTTTTTGTTGGGAAGGTACGGCGATGGCTAAGGGCTTCTCATACCGCTTCTATCACTCGACCGACTGGGAACAGGCTCGCGAGCAGGCATTGCAACGCGATTGCTACCTTTGCCAGCATTGCTTGGCTCAAGGAGTAGAGACACCAGCGGTCATGGTTCATCACATCGTGGAGCTGACTCCAGCGAACGTCAACGATCCGAACATCAACACAAACCTCGACAACCTAGTGAGCCTGTGCGACCTGTGCCACAAGAAGGTGCACGGCTGGGTAAGGCAAGGCAGCACAAGGCAAGGCTTGGCGTTCGACGAGGACGGCAACTTGGTTTCGTTGAACGGTGAACACACAGACTGAGCACAATTCGCAGCTCACAAAACAGAGACAACAAAACAGCAGGTCAGAGCGACGCAGCATCCCCCCGTTCGAGAACCAAGGCTACCAGCCTAGGGCACCAACGCCGGGAGATAGATTTATGCGCGCAAAGGTTTTCAGAACGGGGGTGGTCTTGTGGCAAAGCGAAAAGTATGCGAAAGTACCGAGATTTCGCCGAAAGTCGCGAAGAGTCCCCCGAAGCGGAATGGGCAATCGGTGCAATCGCTCTATCAAAACGAGTTGAAACGCTTGCAGCGCTTGACCAAGGACGTCATTCCAGACGACAAGCGCACAGCCATCATGCCGCTCATGTCGAACATCGCGTTTCTGAAAGTGAAACTCGACCAAGCTCGCGTGGAGCTGATGGGCGAAAGCATCTTCACCGAGTACGACAACGGCGGCGGTCAATCGGGCTTGCGCGAGCATCCGGGCTTTTCCGCGTACAACAAGCTGTTCACAACGTTCTCGCGCGGTATCAAGCAGATCACCGATATGATGCCGAGCGGCAGCACTTCAGCCGATGCGCTCATGGACTACCTGAACGAGACGAGGTTCGGTGGCTAGGAAGAAGGCCGCTGGCTCGTGCGAAAAGGCGATACGCGAGTACTTCGGCGGCGTCCTCGACGGCACGATAACCGCGTGCGCGAAGATGCAGCAGGTCGCGGCCATCGTCCTTCGAGGCTTGGACAACGACGACCCGCTGTATCCATATCACTATCGCGAGGAATACGCGCAGAAACACGTGAGCTTCATCGAGCGCTTCTGCCGACTTCCATCTGGCAAGCTCGGCCAGCCGTTCGAGCTTGAGCTTTTCCAGCGAGCCATCCTATCCGTCGTTTTCGGCTTCGTGGACGTTGAGGGAAAGCGGCAGTATCGCGAAGTGCTCTGGATTATGGGGCGCAAGAACGGCAAGACCGCGCTCGCTTCCGCCATAGAGCTTGACTTGCTTATCAACGACGATGAGGGTGCGCCCGAGGTCTACAACGTCGCCACGGCTCACGACCAGGCGGCGAAGGGCTTCAACAACGCCTGGCGCATGGTGCTCACATCGCCCGCTCTTGGGCGGCACGTTCGCAAGCGCGTGAGTGACCTCTACTGCGACCTCAACATGGGTTCAATCAAGGCGCTTTCCGCCAACACGAACCACCTCGACGGCCTTGACATCTCTGGTGCCATCGTCGACGAGCTCGCGGCCATGAAGAACCGTGATCTGTACGACCTAACCATTCAGGGCACGTCCGCCCGCCGCCAACCGCTGGTTCTGGAAATCACGACCAACGGTTTCGTTCGGAACGGCATCTTCGACGCCCAATACGAATACGCCACCAAATGGCTCGACGGTCAGGCGACGGGCGAGAAGGCTGAGCGCTTCATAGCGTTCATCTTCGAGCTTGATGAGCGTGATGAGTGGCAAGAGGAATCGGCGTGGATTAAGGCAAACCCTGGCCTTGGCACCATCAAAAGCCTTGAGGGCTTGCGCCAAAACGTCTCAAAGGCCAAAGACGACCCGACATTTCTGCCGACACTTCTGGTCAAGGACTTCAACCTCATCGAAAACCAGAGCCAAGCGTGGCTTACGTGGGCTGAGATTCATAACGATGACACTTTCGACCCGTCCGACGGGTCTTTTTCTTATGCGGTGCTCGGCGTTGACGCGTCAGACACCACCGACCTCACCGCCGCATGCTTGCTGATGATGCGCCCGAACGACGAGCGCATATATGCGATGCACATGGCGTGGATTCCGCTTCGCGCCTTGGAGCAGGCGGAAACGGAAGGACGGCGCGGCGGTCGCGACGGCGTGCCTTACGACGCGTGGATCGCGCGCGGGCTTCTGCGAACGTCTCCGACGCCAATCATCGACAAGCGGCTTGTGCTCGATTGGGTGGACGAGGTGCGCGAGAAATGCGGCATCTATGCCGTCGCGTGCGGCTACGACCCGTGGCACATGCGCGACGTGCCGACGGTGGAAGCCTACGAAGGTTATTTCGGAGCCGACAACTTCAAGAAGGTCATCCAAGGCGCTCAAACGCTCTCGATGCCGATGAAGGAGCTACGCGCCCTGTACAAGGAGAACCGTGTAGTTGACAACAGCAACCCGATTGCCGAGTGGTGCCGCTCGAACGTTGCGGTGCGCAGCGACGCGAACGGAAACATCGCGCCCGACAAAAAGAACCAAGACCCGCGCAACCGCATCGACGCCTGGGCGGCGGAATGCGATGCATTCGTGGTCTTAAAAGACATGATGGACGATTTCAGAAGCATGATTGGAGGTTAAACGTGGCTAAACGAACGTCGATGTTCCGCTCAATGTTCGATGCTGTATTCCACAAGCCGATCATGCAGGCCGTGGACGGTTACTTTCAGACGTTCACGGCGTACGCGCCGCGCTTTACAACGTGGAGTGGCGGCATCTATGAAGCGGAGCTGACGCGAAGCATCATCGAGCGAAACGCCGACCACGCGAGCAAACTGAAACCCGAGGTTTCGGGAACCGCGCAGCGGTTGGCAACGCGCTCGCTCGAATGGCAGCCGAACCCGTGGATGACAACGCCGCAGTTCCTGCACCGCATCTCGACGATGCTGGACGTGTGCGACACGTGCCTTATCGTTCCCATCCTCGACGGGAACACCGAGACCATCACGGGCTACTATCCTGTCCTTCCGGGACAGTGCGAAGCCTACGACGTCGGCGGTACGCTGTGGCTCAAGCTGTCTTTCCCTGGCGGTGACGCCACCATGCTCGAATGGTCGCGCGTCGGCGTGTTGACGCGTCACCAATTCAGAAGCGATTTGTTCGGCGACGGGACGAACGTGCTCAATCCGACGCTAGAGCTGATGCACGCGCAGAACGAAGCTGAGAAGACGGCCATCGAGCAAGGTGCGGCCATTCGCTTCATAGGCAAGATGTCGCAGAACCGCAATCCCGAAGACTTGGAGAAGGCCCGAAAGGAATTCAACAAGCAGCTCGGTTCGGCGAACGCTGGCGGTATAGCTGTCTATGACAACAAATACAACGACGTCAAGCAGATAACGCCGCAGAGCTACACGGTGGACGCCGCCCAGATGGAACGCATCGAGAAGGCTGCATATCGGTTCTTCGGCTCGTGCGAAGACATCGTTATGAACAAGGCCGACGAGGAAACATACAACTCGTTCTATGAGGGGCGCACAGAGGTTTTCGCGGTGCAGCTCGGATACGTGCTCACGTGCATGACCTTCACGCCGAACGAGATCGCGTACGGCAACAGCATCATGTTCAGCGCGAATCGCCTTGAGTTTGCGAGCAACGCGACGAAACTCAGCGTCGTCACATCGCTCTATGACCGAGGAATCATGACGGGCAACCAGGGAGCCGACGTGTTCCAGCTCCCGCATTACGAGGGCGGCGACCGCCACGTAATTCGCGGCGAGTACATTGACCTGGGCTTGATAAGCGAGCATACATCCGAGCAAGCCGCCAAGGCGGCTGAGGTAAACGCAAACGTCGCGGCAATCGACGGTAAGAAGAAGGACGGTGACGACGATGCCAGCCAAGCCGAATGAACGTCAATACAGAACAATGTCGATGGTGCTGCGAAGCCTGCCCGATGGCGGCAAGCGCGAGAAGCGCATCGAATCTGACTACTACGTCGAGGGATACGCTTCGACGTTCAATGACCCATACGTCCTTTGGCAAGACCCCTGGGACGGCACCGAGTACCGCGAGGTCATCAGCCCAGACGCATTCGTCGATACCGACATGAGCGACATCATCATGCAGTTCGACCATGTGGGCGACGTTTTGGCGCGCCAGTCGAACGGCACGCTCATCGTCGAGCCCGACGAGCACGGGCTTTTTATGGCCGCCGACCTCTCGAAATCAGAAGCCGCCCGAAACCGATTCGAGGAAATCGACAACGGCCTTGTTACGCGCATGTCGTGGGCGTTCACCATCGGCGCGTCCGAGTACGACCGAGACACGCATACCACGACAATCACGCGCGTCAAGAAGATTTATGACGTGTCCGCAGTCAGCCTTCCTGCTGATCCGAACACCGAAATAAGTGCAAGAAACCTTCTCAACGGAGTGATTGAGGAGTCGCACGGGGAGCACGTGCGCCGCAAGAACGCGCTCGTAAAGGCGCGTGCAGTAATGGCAATCGCCACCAATTAGAAGGGAAACAAAAATGAACCTTGAAGACCTGCTGAAAGAGCTTCAGACGCTCATCGACAAGTATTCCGCCGATGACGCCGAGCCGACCGATGAGGACGCCGCCCGCATGGCCGAGTTGACGAAGAGCATCAACGAGATTCGCGCACAGCAGACTGCGACCGCGCAGACCCGCGCCGCGACCGTCGCAGCCGCCCGCGCAGCCATCGAGAACGGCACCGCCCGTCGCGTGGATGCCGTTCCGCTGGCGCGTTCCGCCAATGTCGTAGGCGTTGGCAATGCCTACGACGTGACCGACTACGACGCGGCGGCAACCCGCGCGTGGGTGAAGGATGTCGCCGAGCGTTCGGGCGTCCAGCTCGTTGGCGGTACCGCTCTCACCGACGTCGAACGCGCAGCCCAGAACCACCTTATCGAGCAGCGTGCCGAGTTCACGCACACCACAGGCAATACGGATGCAATCATCCCCGTTGAGATTCAGAGCCAGATCATTAGCCTTATCGATAATACGGCGGTATTGTATGGCGACATCCACCGCTCCAACCTGTCTGGCCAGTTCGAGATTTCTCGCCACGTCTCTATCACGAAAGGCGACGCAGCGAAGACCGACGAGGGCGCGGCACCGACCGATGTTGAGCAGAACGAGTACGACGTGATTACGCTCACTGGCGAAGAGATCAAGAAGACCGTCGAGATGTCCCGCAAGATGGCCGTCCAGTCCCTCAGCGGCTTCCAGCAGTACATCATCGACGAGGTTTCCGCCCGCCTTGCCGTGGCCTGCAACGCATTTTCCCATACGCGCCTTGCCGACACCACGCTCGGAATGGATGCTGCGAACAAGATCGAGACCGCAAAGGCAAACGCTATTGCCAAGTCCGACATCACTGGCATGCTTTCCAAACTCAAGACGTTTGGCAACCCCGCCGCTAAGGGCGTTATCATTTACGCCAACAACGACACGATTTGGAACTACATCGCCATGATTGAGGACGCCAACAACCGCTCCTATTTCGTGAACGAGAGCACCGATGACCCGACCGTTCAAGGTCGCATCTTCGGCAAGCTGGTCAAGTGCGACGATTCCATTGCCGACGGCGTTGTCAAGGCGGGCTATCCTGACCTGTTCCACGGCAACCTGTTCGATGGCCCCGACGTAACGCCATACGTTGCGCCCCGCAGCCAGAAGCGCTGCTTCGATGGCTACGTGCTGTTCGATGGCGGGCTCGTGGTACCGCAGGCGTTCGCCCAGCTGACCATCAAGACCGCCTAAGAAGGCGGTGCGCCATGGCCGACAAAGCTAAGAGCAAGCTGCTCGACGCGTGCCGCGCCGCCCTGCGCATTCCCGCTTTCTGCAACGACTTCGATGAAGAGATTGCAGACGTCATCGACGCCGCCCGCGCCGAGCTGGTAGCGGGCGGCGTCCTTCCCGAGAAGGCCAACGACGACTCCGATGGCCGCATTCGCCTTGCCATCAAGGTATACGTCAAGGCCAATTTCGGCATGGACAACCTAGATGCAGACCGTTTCACGAAGTCGTTCGAATGCATGCTCACTTCCATGAGCGGTGATTCGGCCTACAGGACGGAGCCAGCCGATGAGTAACTGGAACGGCGTATGCACGCTCATCGCGACCGAGACCGAGCGCGATGACAAGGGCGTGCCGCACAAGAAGGAACGCCGCCGCCGCGTTCCGTGCAACGTGTACTCGATGAGCGCGGCTGCGTACTATGCGGCGGCTCAGGCTGGCGTTAAACCGCAGGCTATTATCGGTATCCGCGCCTGTGCGTATTCTGGAGAGGTTCTTGTGGAGCTAGGCGGCACCACGTACTCGGTTGACAACAAGCAAATGAGTGGTGCCGACAACGTGCGCCTAACGCTTGTTGAGAAAGCGGGCAACAGATGAGCAGCATCAATATCGATGACTTGGCGACGATCATCGTGAACGACATGCAAGAGGTCATCGACGATGACGCCGAAGCCCTTGAAGGCAACGCCCGCGCCGCTGGCCAGAAGGCCGTACGGTTGTTGCGCGAGCGAAGCCGAAAAAAGGAACATCACGGCGGCAGCTACGCCAAAGGATGGGCGGCGAGCGTCGAGACGGACGAGACTGGCACGAGCTGCACCGTCCACAACAAGCAATATCAGCTCACGCATCTGCTCGAAAAGGGCCATGCGATCGCCAACCAGAGCGGGCGTTACCCTGGGCACGTCGCTGGCGACCACGTAATCGAGGGCGTGTACAACGAGGTTGCCGCCGAGTTCGCGAAAGGCGGCGAGTGATGAAAACGCTTGACGAGCTAGTGGCGTTGCTCAAGTCGTTTGGCTTGCCGTTCAGCAACGGCGCGTTCCAGCCAGACGAGCGGCCCGCGCCGCCGTACATCGAGATTGAAGCTGGCTACGGAGAATCCGTGTACGCCGACAATGTGGCGTACCTGCGATGGATGCCGTACGACTGCGGCCTTTACTGCGCAGAACGCGACTACAAGCTTGAGCAGCGTGTCGAAACCGCGCTCGATGATGCTGGTTTCGCATACACGAAGACAATCACGCCCATCGACGGCGAAGGCGTCATCGAGACCGCCTACCAGATAAACGTATTCGAATAGAAAGGGGCACAACATGCCACGAAACGGATTCTTCGGCGTCAAGAACTCGCATATCGCCGTTCTTAAAGACGAAGATGCATTTACCTACGAAACTCCTGTCAAGATTCCCGGAACTGTTGAAATCAAGATGGAGCCTTCCGTCGAGACGAACACGAGCTACGCCGACAACGAGCCGTGGATTGACAAAACTCAGGACAACGGCGGCTCCGGAACGATCTCGTTCTACGACACGGAGAGCACGCCAGAGCTGCGCAAGCTGTTCGCCGAGCTTGTGGGTTTCGATGTTGACGCAAAGGGCCGCGTTCTTGGCACGTCCGGAAAGACGCCGAAAAAGTTCGCTTTCATGTGCGAGCAGCCCGGACACGTCATCGACAAGCGCCGCTGCTTCCTCGCGTGTCAAATCAAGGCACCGAGCATGGATTCCAAGACGATCGAAGACAAACCAGATATCACTCAGCTCGACTACGATTTGACGTGGCGTCCTGTCACTTTGCCGACCGGCTGGCGCGGCAGCTGCTACGACAGCTATAGCGACCTTGCTGATTACGACAAGTTCTTCGAGCAGGTAGATATCCAGCTCACGCCCGCGCCCGCGTCCGAGGTTGCGTAATGGTGGCCGAGATCACCGTCGGCGGCGAGACGTACCCCGTCGAGTGCAACGCATTCACTCCGATCGTGTTCTCACGCGAGTTCAGCGTGACCCGTGCCGACGGGAGCAAGAGGCCGAAAGACATCAACGAAGATGTGTCCATGGTTCTTGAGGTCCAGGCTTGCTCAAGCGTCGCGCCAGTCGTTCCGCTGCTTGAGATTTTCTACGCGTGCGCGAAGACCGCCGACCGCAAACTCAAGCCGTTCGAAGAGTGGGTGAAGGGCTTTCCCGCCGACGCGTACGACCTGGAGCGTTCAGACGGTTGGGCTACCGACGTGATGGGCATCGTCCAGGAGAACTTTTTTCCGAACGCAGGAAAGAACGTGGAGCCCGCGACCGCCGAAGCATCCGATGCCGCCGCTGCCGACGGAGCTGCAAAGTAGCTGCGACGCGCTCTATATCTACGAGTGCCAGCAGGCGGGCTTGTCGATAAACGACCTGGAAAAGCTCAGCTATCGGCAGGTGCAGACGCTGCTTGACATACATTCGTTCGTCAACGATGCGATTGCCTACGCGCAAGACGACGAGGAATCTCGCAAGGGCGAAGCGGCCTTTTGGGCGTGATGCGAGCGCAAAGCGCCAGCGCATCTGAGAAGGTGCGCTGTTCTGTGTGCTCATATCTTTGAAATACGAATAGAGGTGAAGGCATGGCCGTAACGTACAAGGGCCTTACGATCAAGTTCGGCGGCGATACGACCGAGCTGCAAGGCGCGTTAAAGAAAGTGCAAAGCACGGCCAAGGACACGCAAGGCGCGCTCAAGGATATCAACCGCGCGCTCAAGCTCGACCCTGGCAACACCGAGCTTCTGACCGAGAAGGCGAAGCTCTTGAATCGAGCCTATGACGAAACCAAGGCGAAGCTCGATGCCTACAAGTCGGCGCTCGCTGGGCTTGAGGAAAAGCAGCGAAGCGGCGCTGTGCTCACGGAGCGCGAGCAGGCCCAGTATTCGAGCTTGAAGGCTCAGATAGCTATCTGCGAGAATCAGCTTGAGAGCTATGCCGACGACTTAAAAAGCGTGAGCCGTGAAGCAGAAGCGTCCAAAACTGGGCTGTATCAATTCGGCCAAACCATCCAAGACAACAGCGACAAGCTTGCAAAGGCTGGCAAGGGCCTTGAGACAGCTGGCAAGACAATCACCGGAGCAGTCGGCGGCGCAGCAACGGCGCTCGTCGGCTTGGCTTCGAGCCAAGAAGAGAATATCGAGCAGACCCACCAGCTGGACGCCGCATGGAAGGATGCTGGAGGAACGAGCGAGCAGGCGCGGAACTCGTATACGCTCTTTTACAAGTTGCTCGGAGAAGAGGACACCGCCACCGAAGCCGCGCAAAACCTGTCACGCCTGACAACGAACCAGCAGGAACTTGATCAATGGACGAACATTGCCGCTGGCTCTTTCTCCAAGTTCGGCGATGCGCTGCCGCTAGAAAACCTCGTTGAAGCTTCACAGGAGACGGCTCACACGGGCACCGTAACGGGCGGTTTGGCAGATGCGCTCAACTGGGCTACCGCGAGCAACGAGCAATGGAGCGCCGCGCTTTCTGGAAATCAGGCCGCACAGCAGGCTTTCAACGACCAGATAGACCAGGGTGCGACAAAAGAAGATGCCTTCAATGCCGCGCTTGCCGCATGTGGCAGCGAGCAGGAGCGCTCGACGCTCATCACGCAAACGCTCGACGGTCTGTATGGCGACATCGGGCAGACGTATCAGGAAACGAACAAGACCATGCTCGACACGCGCGAGCAGCAAGCCCAGCTCAACCAGAAGATGGCGGAAGCTGGCGAAGCGGCGATGCCGCTTAAAGAGAAGGTCTTGGAGCTTGGCACTACGCTGCTCGAAAAGGTGACGCCTGCGCTTGAGGGGGTCTCAAACTGGTATCAGCAGCTATCGCCAGAGCAGCAAGACCTGGTTACGAACATCGGACTTGGAACGCTCGCGTTTGGCGGACTCGCGACTGGCGCAGGCAAGGTTCTCCAAACGGGCACCAAGATCGGCGGCGCGATAAAGGGAGTCTCCGAGACTTTCGGCGGGCTCAAGGGCGCTATCGGTGCCGTCGGCAGCGGCTGGACTTCGTTCACGGGGCTTATCGCCGCGAACCCGATTCTGCTTGGCGTCGCGGCAGTGGCCGCCGCTGTTGCTGGTCTTACGTGGTTCTTCACGCAGACCGAGACAGGCAAGCAGCTGTGGTCTGACTTCACGGGATGGATATCAGAAAAATGGCAAGGCGTGCAAAACTTCTTTGCTGGTGTTCCCGTATTCTGGCAGGGAATATGGGACGGCATAACGGGCAAATGCGAAGAGGCGAAGAACAGCCTAGCCGACAAGTTCAATGGCATTCAGCAGAGCGCATCTAACGCTTGGGAAGGCTTGAAGACCTCAGCGAGCGACACGTGGAGCAACCTGCAAATCGCAGCAGTGGAAAAATTCGGTGCTATTAGAGATTCTATCCAGAACGACATGCAGACGGCCCAGATCGTCGGCAGCTCTGCGGCTGGAGCCTTGCAATCTGTGCTCAACGGCGATTGGGAGCAAGCGCGAAACCAAGCGAGCAACGCCTTTGATGCCATCAAAGACAACATATCGACCAAACTGCAAAACGCTCAGAACAACGCTATCAACGCGGGCAACGCAATCGGAGAGAAATTGGGCTTTCCTGGTCTTGGCTCGACGGTTGCTAATAAGTTCAACGAAATCGAGAACAACATTACCAGCCCTATTAACGATGCGTGGAACGCGATTAGCGGAATCCCCGGGCGCATTTCGTCTGCATTCGGCAGCATCCGAATCAGCTTGCCGCACATCAACCTGCCGCATTTCAACGTTTCTTGGCGCGACGTCGGCGGCGTCGTGAAGCTGCCGAGCGTGAGCGTCGATTGGTACGCAAAAGGCGGCTACTTCGACCGACCCAGCATCATTGGCGTCGGCGAAGCAGGCGGCGAGCATGTCACGCCAGATAAGAAATTGCGCTCCAGCGTCGAGGATGCGGTTTCACGCGCGTTCGACCGCGTTGGCGCGGGGGCTTCCCGCGCCGTCGAAATCGCCGTGACCGTGAACGCGAGCGTGTCCGACAAGATGGACGCCTACACCACAGGTCAGCAAATAGGCGCTGGCATCGCAAGCCGCCTTAAGCAGAAGGGAGTGACCGTTGGAGCGTAATCGCAAGCGCAACCAGACCGACAGCATCGTGTTCAACGGCCACGACCTTTCGAGCCTGGTTTACTGTAAAATTCGCCGCCCCGTCATGGCGAGCGTCGATGCGACGTTCGAAGATGTGCCGGGGCGGCACGGCGAGGTTTTCAAAACGGTCAAGCGCGATGGCTACGACCTCTCGGTCGATATGTGGCTGCGCACAGAGCATCGCCGTGACGTAGCGGAAGCCCGCCACAAACTCGCGGCAATGCTCTGGACTGACGAGCCCGCGCCGCTGTTTCTGCCAGACGATCCGACGCGACACCTTATGGCTATCGTCAGCGGAAGCACCGACCTAGACGAGATAACCGACGATTGCCCGAGCTGCACGGTGACGTTCCACATCGGCGACCCGGACTATCGCGGCCAAAGCCGACGCATCGAGGTGAGCGGTTCGGCAGCGTTCGCCGTCGGCGGCACGCTGCCAGCACCGATGAGGGTGACGGCGAAGCCTGGTGCTTGCAGATCTTGGCGTATCACCAACGTCGATACGGGCGAGTTCGTTGAGGTGGTTCAGGCATTGACGGCTGACAGCATTGTTCGGCTCGATTTCGCAACGGAGCAAGCCACGGTGAACGGCTCGGTCGCGGCACTCAACATCATGAGCGATTTCTTCGAGATAAACGGTCGCGCTCACTTGAAGATTACAGGCGGCACAGCAACTATCGAATGGGAGGAACGATGGCTTTAATCTCGCGCATCGGCTTTACCCTGTTCGACCGCTGGGGTGAGAACATGGGGCGTTTGGCTTACACTGCCGCAACACACACCGAAGCGCTCGACGGAACCGATGAGCTTAAGATCACATGCAGCCGCGAGCTTTCCAAGGGACAGCGTGTCGTTTGGGTAGACCGTCAAGGCAATGCGCACGAGCATCTTGTTGATGAGGTCTCTCAGGTTCATGACGAAAGCGGCAAGACCTACTGCGAAGCCGTCTGCATAAACTCCATCGCTGAGCTGCTCGATGACTATATAGAAGATAAGCGGCCTAGCGGCGGCGTGGCCGAAGCGCTCACGTCCATCTTGGACGGCACGCGCTGGGAAGTCGGAACATGCGACCTCAAGGCCAGCGCATCGCATACGTTCTACCATACGAGCGTACGGGAGGGGTTGACCGACCTAATTGCGACATGGGGCGGCGAGCTTGAGACGCGCATCGAGACCGATGGCGTTAAGGTCACGCATCGCTACATCGGCGTACGGGCTTCGCGCGGCGACCAGGGCAGCCCTAAACGCTTCACGTGGACTAAGGACATCGTTGACATAAAGCGCACCGTCGGCAGCGCTAACCCAAAGACACGCGTCTATGGCTACGGCAAGGGTGTTGAAACCGACACAGGCGGCTACGGTCGCCGCCTGACGTTCGGCGACATCAACGGCGGCAAGGACTATATAGAGGATGCAGAAGCCACCAAGGTTTGGGGCCATCCTGATGGAAGCGGCGGAATCTTGCCAGCTGTTGATACGTACGTCAACGAGCAATGCGAGGACGCCGCTCAGCTTTTGAAGGAGACGCAAGATTACCTCGAAACCGTAAAGGAACCTACGGTTTCGTACGAAGCCAACGTGCTCGATCTGCACGCCTACGGTCGCTCATGGGAAGGTGTGACGCTCGGCGATTGCGTTGCAATCATCGACAAACAGTTCGCCGATAGCGGGATACGCCTTAAGGGGCGCGTCTCGCAGATTGAGCGCGATTTGGTGACCGCCGATACCACGGTGACATTCGGCAACCTGGTCGATGCTCTCACCGATATGTGGGAGACGGTCGCGGGTGCGCTGAAATCAGGTGCGGCTTCTCGGGCGAACTTTGATGCTGTGGCGAATCCCTCCGTTGGCTGGTTGCAACTTCTACAATCAGCCCTCAACAAGCAATTCAACGCCGTGGGCACGTACAAAGTCGAATCTTTCGAGCTGGGACAGATTTTCAGCAATGTTGCGCTGAACCCCGAGACGGGCACGCCAGTCAAAACGACGTCCAACATGTGGGCGGTTAACATCAACGGCATGGGTATCCGCCTGGCATCTTCGCTCACCGCCAACGGCGAGTGGGCTTGGACAACGTTCATCACGGGCCAAAGCGTCAATGCCGATTGCATCAACGTCGGAACCATGCACGCCGACCGCGTTCGCGCTGGCTTGCTCACCGACGAGAAGGGAAAGAACTTTTGGGACTTCGACACGGGCGAGTTTCAGCTTTCGCCAGGTGACGTGAACTATGGCGATAACGGTTGGACGCTCGAAGGCGTTGTGAACGACCTCGACAAGAGGGCGAGCAACAACGCAAGCGACATCAAAAGCCTTGGCACCGCCACAGGCGATGCGCTCAAGGAGTTGACCGACAACCTTGGCGAGACCGACAAGTCGCTATCAGAGCTAAAGACATCGATCAACGACCTCGACGGAACCGTCAACAACCTCGCGAGCGACGGCGTGGTGACTGAAGCCGAGAAAGCTGCCGTCAACAAGATTCTGCAAACGATCGAGAAGGAGCAATCCGACCTTTCGAGCGAGTACAGCATTCTAACCAAGAGCACTTCGCTCAACGAACAATTCAAACTGAACGTTTTGGCGCCGAAATACGATGCCGCATTTGGAGAGAATCAGGCGTACGACAACCTGAAAGACTGCATTGACATTGTGCTCGCCTGCAAAACGGCGGATGAGCTCAAGACTGCGATGGTCGATTATAAGAGCGCCTACAGCACCTATGCGAGCGCGATCAACACATATCACTCGGCGGCGTACTACGCGAAGAGCATCATCGAGCAATCGAAGGCCAAAGCGACGGCGCAGGGGCTTTTGAGCGACTACGACGATGAGTGGACGCAGAACAAGGTGTTCAACCTCCTGACGAACAACGGCAAGACGCAGGGCGTTTTCATGAAAAACGGCCTTGTGTACATCAACGCGTCGTATATGTCTGCTGGAATCATCGCCGATGCAGCCATGCGGAACAGCTGGAATCTAAAAACTGGCGCATTCTCGACGAACTATATGACAGCGAACAACATTACGGCGAAGGGCACTTTTCGCTGTGGATATAGCAACTATTACACGATGTTGAATTCCGTTGGGCAGATGAGCGGATACAGAACCGACAACAACAAGACGAGAATCGTTGGATATATCGACTATTCGAGCTCTGCCAGGGACACGTCTACAGGAGAGTTGATGTACGGCCTTCAACTGCAAGCTGAAGGCATCGTGCGCATATCATCGCCGAGAATATCGACGGCTTCGAGCTCCAACACGAGCGTAACGACAACTCAGGGATGGACTGGATACATCAACCAACCGCTCATCTCCGAGCTCCACGATGCAGGCAACGGAACGGTTGGATGGCACTACGGAACGATGCAGTTGAGATACATCAACGGCATCCTCGTTGGCTACAGCACCGTCGGAACCGGATAGAAAGGAATGCGCATGGCGAAAATCGTTAGATACTGGGCTCATGATCCTGTCGGAAACATTGAGAACATGTTGCAGAGTTTCGATAAGGAGCAGTTGCAAAAAGGAGAGGAAGCGGGCATCGTGTTCGTCGCTGAACACGACGACGGAACTCGCTCCATTGTCAAGGCGGTCGACATTGTTGAACCTCAGACGTTCTCGAACGATAGCGGCATCACCCTGGTTCTGCCTTCATACGTGAATGAGCGAACTTCCGCGACAGTCGCGTGTTTCGATGCACTCGCGGAAATTGTGAACCCATCAGTCGCAACGGCTTCTGCCGATGAAACCGAAACGCAAGTTGACCCGATTGGGGCGTTTATGGCCGCGCTTGAGAAGCTTCGAGCTCTTAACATTGGCGGTGAAGAGAAATGAACACGCAGACAATCGAGCTTGACATCGACAAGCGCGGATGCGGGAACAACTGCATACGTATCGCGCAGGGCGAGAGCGGCGGCACCACCATCAAGGCGCTCGTCTACGACAACGGCGCAGAGTTCGCGCTTTCGGGCTATACGGCCTACCTTGTTGCGCGTTTGCCTGATCGTATCCACTACTACAAGGGAACTGCAACGGTTTCGGGCAACGCCGCAACGCACGTTTGCGAGGAAAGCAATCTTGCATGCGTTCCAGGCTACACCGACGAAGCATATTTCGAGTTCGTCAAAGGCTCGCAGACGGTGCAGACCGAGCGTTTCGCGTTCGACATCATGCGCGACGCCCGCGAAGGCAACGCGCCCGCGCAATCTTGGGACAACGCCGTCGAGGAACTTGAGAAACGAGCCGAAGCAGCCGTTTCGAAGGGCGAGAAGGCCGCAACCGACGCGACTACCGTCGTCAACAATGCCACCGCCGCTGTGAACATCTGCAAGAGTGCGACCGAAGCAGCCAACACGGCCACTAGTAAGGCCAACGCCGCGACTAAAAGCGCGAACGCCGCCACCACAGCCGCCAACACCGCCAAAGCGAACGCCGATGCGGCAACCGATGCCGCGAAGACGGCGACCAACGCCGCAAACGCATCGAAGGACAGCGCCGACGAAGCGGCGGCAGATGCGCGCAAGGCCGCCGAGGAAGCTCGCGGCTCAATCAGCCCCGACAAGCGCATCTATCTTGCCTACGACACCGTGGGCGATACCGAGTACATCACACTAGTGGACACGGAGGATTAGGCATGGCGAAGACGCACATTGCAGACCACGAAACACTTGAGCGCGTGGCAATCGCGCTCGAATCCATGGGGGCTTCGACAGTCCCCATTTTTAATGAGGAAATTGGACGCTATACGAACGCGAGCATCGCCGCGTGGCTCGCAAAGATGCGCGATGGAAAGAATTATGGCGTCAGCATTCCGAAAGGCAGCTCTACTGCCTGCACGAAGACAGGCGCGAACGCTGGCATCGCCAACCCGCAGCCTGGCGTCATCGGTCGCGCGGCGGTAGACCCGTACGTCGGTCACGGTGCGTTTCTCTTCTTCGAGGTGAACGGTGGCGTGGATGCCGACGGCATGCCCTATGTCACGGCGATCAACGGCGATGGCCGTTTTAGTCGCAAGGATGACACATGGATTCTGACGCCCGTTCTCTACACACTTGAGACCGAGACCGACGATGCGGTGAACCTCGCGGTTTCCGACACGTGTCAACCTGGCATGAAGCGCCAGCCCGCCGCGCTGCTGCCGAACGGCGCTCAGCGCCCTTATATGCTTTACGCGAAATACGCCCTGTCGGTCGATGCGGACGGCAAACCGCGCAGCGTGAGCGGCGCGCCCGTCAAGACGCGCAGCGTGAGCCACGACGGCGGCGTTTCGCTCATGAAGACGGCCACCACAGGCGACGCGCTCAAGGTCGCCGCCGATGACTGGTACGTGAAGGCGATGTTCTTGCTCAAGTACGCTACCAAAAATAGCCAGAGCATTTTCACTGGATGCACGGCTTACGATGTGACCACCGCGCCAACCGTTGCCGAGAGCAACACCACGCGAGTCGTAATCGCCAAGGACAAGGCCGACCAGGTTCTCGTAGGCTCGGCGATGATGTTCGGCACGCACACGGGGGACAGCTCCGACCGTGGCTATAGCTATAACTGCGACATCTTCGACGGCGCGAAGGTCATCAAGAAGGTGGCTGTCGATGCTTCGAACGTCGCGATCTACTTTGATGTTGCGAAGCCGTTCAATACCGCTATCACCTACCAGCTCGCTACTGCTCCGTGGAACGCGGGCGCATGCGACATGGTTGAGGGAGATGGCTCGCCGACGAGCTGCACCGATTCCAAACAGCCGTTCGTCATCCAGGGCATCGAGCTTGGCTTGGGTATGTATGAGGTTCTTGGCAATGTTCTCATCGAATACACAGGCAGCGGCACCGTCGTCTGGGTCAACCCCGACACCAAGAACGAGAAGTCTGACAGCATGCCCGATTCGGCGCTAAGCATCGGCGCATTCCCTGGCCCTGCTAGTGAAGGCTGGAACTATGGCCTTTACCCGAAGACCGCCAGCGGCCTGATGATGCAGCAGGGAACGGGCGCGTCAACGTCCGTCGGCATCTGCGACGGCAACTACAAGGTCGCGGACACCACCGTCGGATGGCGAGAGTGGCTTTCTCTCGGCAACTTGGGGTACTGGGGCAGTGCTGGCCTTTGGTTCGTCTACGGCAGCATCGGCACCGGCAACCCCTGGTGGAACTTCGGCTCGCGCCGCTCTGCAAATGGTCGCTCAAGGGGTGAAGCGGCGTAAGCCGCGAGGGGGCGCAAGCCCCCTTCTGTAGGCAAAACAGGGATTCGCGGCGCGCGGGCTGTCATGTTCTCTTGGCTTTCTCTCGGCAACTTGAGGAACAGGGGCAATGCTGGCCTTTGGTACGTCAACGGCAACAACGGCACCGGCAACACCAGGTGGAACATCGGCTCGCGCCTATCTGGAAAAACTAACAACCAGCTGAACACTTCCGCCGCGACTACCCGCCGTGCTGGCAACGAGCGGGCATTGGCCTGGGTCAACTGACTGAAATGGCTTTAAGACCACTGGGACAGTAGCCGTGTCGGCGACCTCTCAGACAGCATCCAGAGAGAACGGTCTAAACAATTGAAGAGTTATTGCAAAGGGCTCCGCATCGACGGAGCCATTATTAGTAGAGCCTACGAATCGTGGCTCGTCGCGCCCGCTGGCAAGAAGAACGCGTGGCGCGTGCCCGACGAGCATGGCAGCGCCGAGTTGCTTATTGCAGAAATCGAGAGCGAAATCGCATCGCGCACGCTCGCGCTTCGGCCCATCAAGCGCTACAGGCACCGCGAACCGACAAACGGCAAGCTGCGCATCATCGGCGTCGAAAGCGTCAAGCAGCAGATTTGCGACTACGTGGCCATCGAAGCGCTAAGCGTGCTGCTGCGCTCTAAAGTTGGCTTTTGGCAGGTTTCCAGCGTGAAGGGAAAAGGCCAGCTGATGGCTGCGAACGCCGTGAGTCGCTGGGTTCAAGAGGGCGGTTACTTCGTCCATCTCGACGTTCGCAAGTGCTACCCGTCCATCAAGGCCGATGTGGTCATGCGGATGCTTCGCCGATACGTGCGAAGCCCCGACGTGCTGTACCTGTGCGAAACGCTGCTCGAAACCTATGGCGGCGGGCTGGAGATCGGCAGCTATTTCAGCCTGCGGATGGCGCAGTTTGTTCTTTCGTTCGGCTATCACGCCGTGGAAGACATGCGCAAGGTTCGAAGAGGTTGCGGCGTCCCAATGGTTACGCACCAGCTCTGGTACGCCGACGACATCTACCTGTTCAGCCAAGACAAGCGCAACTTGCGAAGTGCGGCGCGGCAGCTGCAAAGGCTGCTGCTCAAGGACTTCGGCCTTCACGTCAAGCCGTGGAAGGTCTGCAGAGTCGGCGACCAGGAGCCTGTTGACGTCGTTGGCTTCACGGTTCGCCGCAATCGCGTGACGCTGCGACCAACGCTATTCCTACGCGCGTGCCGAGCTTTCCGCAAGTACCGGCGAAGTCCGACGCTTGGGCGCGCTAGGCGCGTGTGCAGCTATTGGGGCTGGTTTAGAAACACAGATTCGCTCGCCTTGGTTGCGAGCAACAGATTCGACAAGACTATCAAACAAGCAAAGCGGCACGTGAGCGCCGCAGAGAGGAAGAGACATGAGTTATCAGACAGTGTCCGCCACACAGCCTGACGCGGTGCTCATCGAAGCCCGCGCGGACGGCGCGTGCGCCGACGTTTGGCTTCGCAAGAACATCGAGAAGGACGTTGCAGATAACGGCCCCGATGCTGAGAAGTCAATCGAGTTTTATAAGGCCGACGAGCTTCATTTCGTCCAAGTCGGCGTGCCGACCGTTGATGAGGTGATGGCGGCGTTCGACGAGCTGTGGGAAGCGCACGAGGATGACGGGCTTACCGACGCCGAGCGAATCGACGTGCTCATGGCGCAGCTCAAGGCAACCAACGCCGCGCTCGATGACACGAACGCCGCGTTGCTCGAAATCGGCGATTTGGTAGGCGGTGAGTAACGGTGGCAAAGATCTACTACGAAGCCGTGAAGAGCGGCAGACGAACGCTTGAGAGCGTTCCGAAACGGTGGCGCGACGCAGTGGCGGCGATGCTCGAAGCAGGCAAGAAAGACGACCAGGAAGGTTAAAGATTATGGACTTTACTGCAATCTACACGTTCACCGACCAGCAGATTTGGGCAATCGCTGGCGCGTTCCTGTTGATGCTGTTCGACATGATTAGCGGCATCATTTCCGCCATCATGAACCATCAGTTCAAGAGCTCCACGATGCGCACTGGGCTTGGGCACAAGGCCGTGTTGGCGCTTATCATCCTGCTCGCGATGTGCATCGAGATTCTGAGCGTTCACGTCGCTGGCCTTGGCTTCGGCGGCGTGACGGTGTACGTCGTATGTGTGGCGATCATCGTAATGGAGGTCGCCAGCATCCTCGAAAACCTTTGCAAGGCTTACCCCGATATCGCGAGCCTTCCAATCATGAAGATTTTCGAGCACGCCGATGCCGAGGCGGCTACCGCGAAGGTGATTGCCGATGAAGCATCTAAGCGCGGCTAGGCTGAAACTCGCAATCGCTTTGCTGCTCGGTATTGCCATCGGCTTTGCGGCGTGGTTCGGTGTGACGCTCGATCACGTGCAGGCCGACGGCGCGCTCACCGCCAAGAGCTACGAGCGCGGCTACAGCGACGGCGTGCAAGACGCTCAGCCAATCATCGACAAGCAGATGAGCACACCGAAGAGCGGCTATATGCCGCTCTTCTTGCAGAAAGACCCCCAATGGGTTTCTTGCGCCTACAGCGACGAAACCATTGGCACGTACGGCTGTGGGCTCACGTGCGCCGCTATGGCTCTGAGCTACGAGAACGGCGTCATCGTCACACCAGACTTGCTTTCGAGCCTTGTTGGCGAAGCGTGCCTTACCGACCGCGTGAACGACATGGCAAAGTTCACACAGCTGCTCCATGACCGCTATGGCTTCGACCGCGTTGACACGTTTTGGGACACCGACACGGCGCTCGGATACGTCGATGACGGTTGGATTGTCTTCGCTGGCGTGAGCGGAACGCTTGGCGAACGCAACTACGGGAGCCACGTCGTGATGCTGTGGCGCAGAAACGATGACGGCACCTACGCGATGCGAGACCCCGACGATGGGGTGAATTCAATCAAGACATGGACGAGGGAAGAGCTTAAAGCTGTCGGCTTCGGCTCTTTCAACGCTTTGAGAGGTGATAAACGATGACTATGAAGGGCATCGACATTTCTAACTATCAGCGCGGGCTTGACCTCGGCGCTATCGACTACGATTTCGTCTTCTGCAAGGCAACGGAAGGAACGGGAATCGTGCACGACACGTGCGACCCGTTCATTCAGAAGGCAATCAGCATGGGCAAGTGCTGGGGCTTCTATCACTTCCTGAACAAGGAAGACCCGATTGCGCAGGCAAACCACTTCTATGAGAACTGCAAGAACTATTTCGGCGGCGGCGTTCCCATGCTCGATTACGAGGATTACGGGCGCATCGGCACTGACAAGGCAAAACAGTTCCTCGACAGAATATATGAGCTTACAGGCGTGCGCTGCATCGTGTACATAAGTCGCAGTGTGTGCACAGAAGAGGATTGGAGCGCCATCGCGCCGAATCATGCGCTCTGGGTTGCGCAGTACGCCGACAACAACGAGACTGGATACCAGGATTCGCCGTGGCTCTCATCTGGCGCGTTTGGTGCGTGGGATTCCTGCGCAATCCATCAGTACACGTCCCACGGACGCATCAACGGTTACGACGGCCTTCTCGACCTTGATATCGCCTATATGGATGCCGCCGCATGGGCGAAGTTCGCAAACCCCAACGGCGGTACGCCCGCGCCCGCGCCGTCCAATGACCCGCAGGGAAGTACGGCAGACATTGCTGCCGCCGTCATGCGTGGTGAGTACGGCAATGGGGGCGACCGTCGCAACCGCCTAGGTTCGCGCTATGATGATGTCCAAAACCTCATTAATCGTGCTGCTTCAGCGAGCGTCGATGACCTCGCGAGCGACGTTCTTAACGGGGTTTTCGGCAACGGCGATACTCGCCGCGCAATCCTCGCAGACCGTTATGACGATGTTCAGGCTCGCGTGAACGAGCGCGCCAATGGCGTTGACATTGACGCTCTTGCACGCGCCGTGATTCGCGGTGAGTACGGTGATGGCGACGCTCGCCGTTCCGCCCTGGGAAGCAACTATGATGCCGTTCAGAAGCGCGTGAACGAGCTTCTGGTATGAAGGATGAAGTTTGCTGGGGCGTCGGCGTTGCAGTTGGCGTGCTGATTACGGCCTTTCTGTCCCCCTTCGTCCCTGTGTTTTGGCTCGTATCGAAACTTGACGATTAAACGAATTAAGCCCGCACCCTGTAATGGGTGCGGGCTTTTTCTGCGTTTCATGCATGCTTTTCCATGTCGGTTGCAACGAGCTTCTTAAGGTACTCGGTTGTGTTCGGCTGACTCTTTAACCACTGGTACATGATCTCGTCGTCATCGTTGGGGTAAAACCGAATGGTGAGCTGCTTCACCGACTTTTTGCGGTAGGCCGATACGGCGCGCTTTTGCGAATCGTAGACCATCAAGATCGGAAGAGCACACGTCTGAACTCCAGTCACCGTACGTAATCT